GATCAAAAGAGCATTTGTCAAATCCCTTAAGACTAAGAAACTTAACAAAAAAGTTCTTGGTGAATTTATTGAACTAGTCGCATGAACATCTTTGTAACTAATTGGGATCCACATGTATCAGCAAAAGTATTGCCTGATAAACATGTGGTCAAGATGCCATTAGAGACATGTCAAATGCTCTCTATTGTTTTTTCACACTGGTACTATGACTGGGGTGATGATTTAGTTAAGAAGAAAGATGGAACACCATATTCAGTTGCAAAGGGTGCATTTAGAAATCACCCTTGCACACAATGGGCAGCAGATAGTATATACAATACTGCATGGTTGATTCAGCATGGATGCGCTTTATCTGATGAGTATTCACATCGTTATGGTAAACTACATGGATGCCATAAAGCATTATTTGAAGCAAAGAAAACATTTCACAAATTTGCAGGAGAAGTAATTACATGTTATTGTATGGTGGAGTCCTTTACTCGTGCAATGCCAGATGAGTATAAACATGACACAAGCATTGACACTTTTACTGCTTACAAAAATTACATTAGCAGCAAACCTTGGGTTGCATCTAATTATCTACGTGACGAGTCCCGAAAACCAGATTGGTTAAAAGATAAAGAGAAAATTAAATGAGTAAATAATTATTCAGAAACCCTAACATGACCAACCTATATCCCAAACCTAGATGGGATCTTGAGAATGATGTCCTTCGACTGGAACAAATGATTATCCTCTACGAACAAGAAATCGCAGAACTGAGAACAGAGAAAGAAAAATTAAAAGAAGAAGTAACTCTTCTTCGGAGAAGATTGGAGTATTATAAAACAATAGTTGAAGTTGATGAGGCAGAAAAATGAGTGGAGACTGTACCAAACAACCACTTATTTTCTATAGTGAGGAGATGACTGATACAAAGATCTCACTTTTGGAATTACATGGAATTAAGTTAAGGATAAAAACGAATAAATATTCCTATAATAGTGTCAACAATAATGAAGACTTTTAAGGAATTTCTTGAAGAGAGCAGTTTAAGCAGAATCAAAAGTAAGTCTGATAAAGGTGGCATAGCTACAATGTCAGCATCTAGAGCTGATAAATCTAAGAAAGAAAATAAGGCAAGAGCAAAGCAGTTAGATAGGGATATAAAAGGTAAGGGATTGCCTGGTGCTACAAAGGTAACTGGTTCATATGTAGAGAAGGGTGATGATGGTAAAGAGAAGAAGGTAAAGGAAAGAAGTCACGTTGTCACTTCTGGTAAGAAGGGTAAGAGAGCTTTCAAGAAAGCAGTTAAGTCATTAGGTAAGAAGTATGGACAAGACTCTGTATTGACACAAACGAAAAAAACTGGTACACTATCAGCAACTAGAAAAGGTGGACTAGGCACAAAACCAAAGAATAAGAGACCTTTAGGATCAACTAAGAGAGTTGGTTTAGGTAAGTTTAAACCGCAGGGCAAAAACCCAGAAGGTCAATCACAAATTAAGGGGAAGACTTTTACTTATGGATAAAAAACTTTATGATGATTCCAATTGGAGAGAAGAGTCCCTTCCCTACCATACTGGTAAACAAGCAGAGTTATTGAAAGATGGACCTCATAGTCTTGCTCAATCATGGATGATGCAAGCAATGTATGGACAATGGAAAAAAAGAAATGGTTATCATAAGTTGGATCCAAAAGAAAATGAAGGTCAGTTACAATCTAGTATGAAAGAGTTTTTTAAGAAACAAAAGTCAGTTGAATAAGTGTCCACTAGGGGTCTATATGACCCCTTTTTCATGTATGATACTTATATTGAAACGAACTACATTATGACTTTTGAGATTAAAATGACACAAGACGAAATTATTGAAGGTTTGAGAAGCACATATGGTAAAGAGTTCACAGCTCCTGATGTTCGTGGATTTTGCCGTATGAATGATATTGCTTATCAGACTGTCACTAAAAAGATCAAACAGTTTTCTGTTGGTCGTGGTAAGTGGAATCTTGAAGTGACCACTAAAGCTGTAGAGAATATTGAGAAGTCTTTTAGTGCTCCTGCTGTAGAACCTACAGTTACTCAAGATTTGGTTCCAACTCCAGATTCTACATTTGTTAAATTTGGTCCTTTTAATGACGTAAAGAAAGTAATACAGTCAAAACAGTTCTATCCCACATTCATCACTGGACTCTCTGGTAATGGTAAGACCTTTGGTGTAGAGCAAGCATGTGCTCAACTTAAGAGAGAATTGATTCGTGTAAACATTACTATTGAAACAGATGAAGACGATCTTATTGGTGGGTTTCGCCTTGTTGATGGGGCAACAGTTTGGCATAACGGACCTGTCATTGAAGCACTTGAACGAGGAGCAATCTTGTTACTCGATGAGATTGACTTGGCTAGTAACAAAATCCTATGCCTCCAACCCATACTTGAAGGTAAAGGGTTGTTCCTCAAAAAAATCGGTAGGTTTGTCAGACCTGCGGTAGGATTCAATGTTGTTGCAACTGCAAACACAAAAGGTAAAGGTTCCGATGACGGTAGATTTATTGGTACTAATGTACTTAATGAAGCATTCCTTGAGAGATTCCCTGTAACCTTTGAGCAAGAGTATCCACCTGTTGGAGTGGAGAAGAAAATACTTGGTGGAGTTGCATCTACTCTAGGTGTTACTGATACTGATTTTCTTGCAAGATTGGTAGATTGGGGTGACATCATCCGCAAGACATTCTATGATGGTGGTATAGAAGAGATTATCAGCACTCGTAGATTGGTTCACATAGTTCGTGCTTACAGTATCTTTAATGATAAGATGAAAGCAATTCAAGTTTGTGTGAATAGATTTGATGATGAAACAAAGCAAGCATTCCTTGAACTATATGATAAGGTAGATGCTGATGTAGATCTTGACAAGTTGGAGGACAAGATGTATGATTAATTCATGGAGCTTACTTTACGATGAACTTTATGGAGATGATGAAATGACAGAGAATATAGAGATTAATACAGGGACTGGACAAACTGTTTTTAATGTTTCTTATGATGGATTAAAACAGGAACATTCTGATGCATGGTACGATTACACTCGTAATGATCCAGACAGAGAAAATCCCTTTACTGATCCAAAGGATAGAGCAAGAGCAGACAGGGTTGTAGGTAAAACAAGTGATGACATTCTTACTATAGATGGTGGTGATGCTTTAGATTTAGGTGATTATCCATTATCATTCAACACATTTGCTGATAATGATGATTCAATATCTCATCATATTGAAGTACCTACTGGTGATTTTGTAAATTTTGATTTGGGAGTAGGAAACACTGGTTGTGTTGATACTCTTAATTTAGATTTTTCTTCTTGTTATGGTAGTTCTGATACACCAACACCTGGTATAGAATCAGATAATCCTAGAAAGTATAAAGAAGATGAGTCCATCAAAGCTCTTCAGGATTATATTTCTACCACTTATGGTGGACACTATACTTCTGACAATAATAATGTCCAGACACTTGACCTTATAGAATCGGTTGGTGATGCAGAGTCATTCTGTCGTTCTAATGCAATCAAGTATCTAAGTCGTTACGATAAGAAGGGACAAGCAAAACGTGATATACTAAAAGCACTACACTATTCACTCCTACTTTACCATTTTAGTGGGCAACTCAATGAAACTCCGACCCGTGGTTATGAAACTTTCTGACAAAACTCTTTCACTTCTTAAAAACTTTTCAACTATCAATCAGTCCATTCTTTTTAAGAAGGGAACAAGACTTCGCACAATTAGTGTGATGAAAAATATTCTTGCTGAAGCAACAGTTTCAGAAGAACTACCTAAAGATTTTGGTATCTATGATCTTAATCAATTTCTTAATGGATTAAGTTTACATAATAGTCCTGAGTTGGATTTTGCTAATGATAATCATGTGGTTATCAAAGAAGGTAGATCAAGATCTAAGTATTTCTTTGCTGATCCACAAGTAATCGTAACTCCTCCTGAGAAAGAGATGAATCTTCCTAGTGAGGATGTGACCTTTGATCTAAGTACGGAACAATTGGATAAGTTGCTTAAAGCAGCAGCTATCTATCAACTTCCTGATTTAGCTGTTGTTGGTGCTAATGGGGTAGTAAAGATTGTTGTTCGTGATAAGAAAAATGATACATCAAATGATTTTTCTATCACTGTAGGTGAGACAGATAAGAATTTCTCATTCAATTTTAAGGTTGAGAATATTAAAATTCTTCCTGGTAATTATGAGGTTGTTGTATCATCAAAACTTCTATCTAGATTTAGAAGTAAAAATCAAGATTTAACTTATTTTATTGCATTAGAACCAGATTCTACATTTGAATAATGAGAGATGAATTTCTCTGGGTTGAAAAATACAGACCCAAAACAATTGAAGAATGTATTTTACCAGAACAAACCAAGAAAACTTTTCTTGATTTCCTAGATAAAGGAGAAGTGCCTAATCTTCTTCTTGCTGGTCCTGCAGGATGTGGTAAGACTACAGTAGCAAAGGCACTCTGCAATCAGTTGGGGGTTGATGTCTATGTCATTAATGGATCGGATGAGGGACGTTTTCTTGACACTGTTAGGAATAATGCCAAGAACTTTGCGTCTACGGTATCTCTCACGAGTGAGTCAAAGCACAAAGTCATCATCATTGATGAAGCAGACAATACCACTCCCGACGTACAACTCCTCCTTAGAGCGTCTATTGAGGAGTTCTCAGGAAACTGCAGATTCATTTTCACTTGCAACTACAAAAATAAAATCATTGAACCCCTCCATTCGAGATGTGCTGTGGTTGAGTTTGGTGTTCAGAAAAAATCTAAACAATTCTTCTCCTTCTTCTCATCTTCTCTC